CACTTATAGATAACATTAAGACACGGTTACGCTCTGACCATAACTTTGGCGATACTACGGGTACGCTAGTGTGGCAAGGAGCAGAACCCGTGATTAATGGAGTTTACGGCGAACCTGCTACAACAAACGAAGGCGCAACGGAAACGTTTGCGGAACTACAGTTTGATGTAACAGAAATGATTCAAGCATAAGGAGAACAATGAAGTACAAATATAACGGAACAGATGAGCGCGTGTTCCCTTCGCTTGGAATCGTGGTGAAACCAAACGAAGAGTTTGACGCGCCTGATAACTTTAGTGCGGCAGATGTAACTCCTGCTGGCGCGAAAGTAGCACCAAAACCACAAGCACCAACCCAGTCTGCCGCGTCAGACTTGAAAGCAGGAGAGTGAATAAATGACAGTACAAACATCAGTACGCAGTTATCTCGGAATCGCAAAAGAAGCGACTAAGGGAACTGCCGTTGCGCCTACAGACTTTATCCCTGTAGCAAAAGACGCGCTAAAGACCGCAGATATTATTGACCCACTTTACGATACTGGGTTACGCGGTTCTAACGTTCTTAACTATAACTATATTCAAGGTCGTAAGCGTTCTACCGTAGATTTCGGTGGCGCAGTATTCGCGGATACAGTTGGTTATGGACTAGCAGGTATTATGGGAGCAGTAGCAACAACAGGAGCAAGCGCACCTTATACACACACGGTATCGCTTCTAAATAGCACAACTGCGGCAACAAATACACAACCGATTTCTTATACCTTTACGGACTTCTACGGCGTAAATATGCGCGAATACGCAGGGTGCCAGTTCAGCGACTTCTCACTAAAGTTTAACGCTGACGGTATGTTGGAGTATGACGCTAAGGCTATGGGTTGGGCGAGCGCAGTTGCTTCGCAACCAACACCTTCTTTCTCAACCGTTCTTCCTACCCCTGTTTGGCAGGGTACTGTAAGCATCGGCGGTTCTGCCGTTTCTTACACAATGGAAGGAAATATTGATATGAGCCGTCCCGTAACTCCGATTTACGGTATTAGCCAAACTCAAAATCCTTACCAAGTATTTCTTGGCGCACTCGAAGTTACAGGTAGCCTAAAGTTTGTAATGACCGCAGATACCGAACTAACTCGATTTATTAGCAACTCACAACCTGCTATCGTCCTTAACTGGGCGTATGGAACAGGTGCTACTGCTGTACAGATTCAGGCAACGATTACTAAAGGTGCTTATACTGCGGCAGTTTATGACCGTGGTGAAGACTTTGTAACTGTAAGCGTAGATATTAACGGACAAGGTAATACAACAGACGCAGGTGCTTCTGGTGGATTCTCTCCGATTAAGTGGGTTCTACAGAACGCAAAGGCTTCAGGAACTTACGCATAGTTTCTGAAAAGTAGTGCTGACGGGGTTGGTTGAGCAGACGCCTTCCCTGCTCCCACCCGTCAGCACCCTATTAAGTAAAGGCTAAGGAAGGCTAAGTAAAACCTAACGGAAGGATAAGTAAATGGCAGAAAAGAAAGTAAAACTACCTAGCGGTGGAGAAGTAACGCTACGTGACCCGAAGGAACTGCGCGTAAAAGACCGTAAAAAGATTTATGCTAATGCGGCTAAATCTGACGCAGGTATTATGCAAGCCCTATCATTAACAGACGGACTACTTGCGGTACTTATTAAAGAGTGGTCTTTTGATTTAGTAATCCCGTCAGTTCGTATTAGTTCCCTTGACGAACTCGAAATGGCAGATTACGACTTTCTAACGGAAGAAACTAAAGAAGCGCAAAAAGTTCTCTTTCCTGCGCTCGCGAAAACGGACGAAACAGAAAAGGATACAGAAAGCCCTTTCGCAGACTCCAACGATTAAAATGGTTACTTGAAGGTGGAGAGCGACACGAAGCCTTTACGTATCCTGACGAAGAGTGGTTTTATTTTGTTTGTGCTGACCGATTTGGTTGGACACCTAACGAAGTAAACGAGCAACCTGCCTACCTAGTGGACTGGTTGTTACACATTTCGACTATTACGAAAGAAGTAGAGAGTGATAGAAACCAACCTACGACAGGTTAGAGAAGCGTTACAGAAGGCAGGAAAGAGCCTTGATAAAAGCGCAGAAGCCTGTCGTGACGAAATGATGATGACTCTTATACAACTTTCTAAAGAACAAATCGTTGGACGTAGACCAAAAAATGAAGACGGTACGTGGCAGAAAGCAACGGCAGGACAACCGCCTATGAACCGAACAGGTAACTTACGCCGTTCGATTCGTGGCGAAAAGTTTCGTAAAGGTTTTGCTAAGTACGAAGCCATTGTTGGTCCAACTATTATCTATGGTCGCGCGGTAGAGTTAGGCGGTCAATACGCACCTGAATCGTGGAAAGGAACTTCGGCTATGGCAGGATTTCCTTATATGCGTCCTGCGTTTAATAAGTTTAAGACGCTCGCGCCGTTAATCGTTCGTAAGCACCTATCTGTTAGCGGTAAGTAATGGCTACGTCTTTTCTCCCACCAGCGATTTTTGAGATTAAAGCGATAGCAGATGAGGCTATTGCTAAGTTCGGGGACGTTAATAAAGAACTCGAAAAAATGGAAGGACAAGCCGAAAAAGCAGGTGGAAGCGTATCGAAGTTAGATAAGGCTTCGCGTATTGCTACTGCTGGTCTATTGGCTATGGGTGCGGCATTTGTAGGCTTCGCTTCCTACGGTATTAAAGAAGCGATAGACGCGGAGAAACAGTTTAATAAACTAGGGCAAACCCTTTCTAATCTAGGTTTAAGTACTAAACAAAACCGCGAAGATATTAAAGAACTTACTGATAGTTACGTTGATTTAGGTTTTGGCGGAGAAGAAGCAGGGGCAGGTTTAGACGTTCTCCTACGCGCTACGGGTGACTTAGACGAATCACAAAAGTTACTTGCTATGTCGGCGGATTTAGCACGTACTAAAAATATAGGACTATCAGAAGCGTCAAGTATTCTCGCTAAAGCAAGTCAAGGAAATGCTAGAGCGTTTAAGGAAATGGGTATTACCTTAGACGAAACTCTGCCTAAGAACGAAGCACTTAATAAGGCTATGGCAGAACTTAATGCCCGTATCGGCGGACAGGCTATTGCGTATACAAAAACTTTTCAAGGACAGTTAGCCGTAACGCGCGAGAAGTTTAATGACGTAGCCGAATCTTTAGGCGCGCAACTTCTTCCTTATCTAAAACAGTTTCTTGATTTAGTTTCTAACGCTATCGAGTTTGCTAAACGTAACGCTAGTACTCTAAAAATAGTAGGCGGTGTAATCCTTACCGTAACTGCCGCACTTGCCGCATATAACTTAGGAGTTAAAGTAAGTATCGCGCTTACGAAGGCGTGGGGCATTATTACTAAAGCGCAAGCAATAGCAACGGCAGTTCTTACAGGACAACAAAAGTTACTTAACGTAGCGATGAAGGCAAACCCTATCGGTTTAATCTTTACTGCGGCAACGCTTCTTATTGGCGCGTTTGTAATGCTATGGAATAAGTCCGAAACGTTTAGAAAAGCGGTTATACAAGTAGGCAAAGCAGGGTTAATGGCGTTTGCTTCTATCGTTCCTATTCTTGGAAAAGTAGGAGAAGCAATACTAAAAGTAGTTTTAACTCCGCTAAAAACGCTTCTTAGTGCGCTTTCTAAACTACCTGGTGTTGGTAAGTATGCTAAAGCAGGTTTAGATTTACTTAATAAAGGCTTAGACGGAGTAAGCGACTTTGCCGATAGTGCTTCTGCTAAGGCTAAAAGTCTTGCTGCAAACTTAGATAAGTTAAATAAACCTATAAAAATCGGTGGTGGAAAAGGTATTGAGATTCCCGATTTTGGTAATAGCGGTAAAGGCGGAAAAGGTAAAGGCAAACCTAAAGAAACCGAAGCGCAAAAGAAACTTCGTGAAGATAACGAAAAGTATATGGAAATCGTTAAAGACTTAAACGATAAAGTTAGCGAAGCGCAAAAAGACTTTAATGAAGAAATGTTAGAGATTAGCGATACCTATAACAAACGCGTGAAAGAACTTAATATAGAAGCAGATGAGCGCAGAGCCGAACTTCGTGCTGACGCTAACGAACGCATTATGAAACTAGAAGCAAGTGCGGCAAAAGCGCGTCTAAAAGCGGAAGAAGATAAGAATAAAAAGATTTTAGAAGCGCAAAATCGTTTTACCGAAACCGTTACGGAACTAACTAAGAATCGTACTGATGACCTTGCTAAGTTAGAGCGCGATAAAAACGAAAAGATAGCGCAGATAACGGAACAAGGTAACGAAAAGTTACAAGGCATTATTCAACAAGGTATTAACCGACTACGTGACGCGTATAAAAAAGGTACGGAGTTTAATGTAGGCGATTTATTTAAGGGACTTATTGACGCTGGCGAAGCGAGCGCAGACGGCTTACTAAAGAAACTTAAAGACCGTCTACTAGGCGCGCGTAAGTTAGCAGAGAATGCTTCTAAGTTATCTGGCGCAGGATTTACACAAACTTTTATTGAGCAAATTGTTTCACAAGGTCCAGAGATAGGTAATCAACTATCCGAAGCCTTACTAAAGGCTACGCCTGAAACACTTTCGGCATTACAAGAAACTTATATGTCGCTCGAAGATTTAAGCGATACAGGCTTAGATACGCTTGCTAAAAGTATGAATGACGGTGGGCAGTTTGCTACCGCGCAACTAGCCGAAGCCTATGAAGAAGCCCGTAAAGATATTTCTAAGGCTCTTGCGGAAGTAAATCGCGACTATATAACTTCACAAACCGCTATTAACGAACAGTTTAACGCTGGTATGTTACAAGCGGAGAAAACTAGAGATGCCGCAATAGCGTCTGCGCGAGCCGATTTTGATATTGCTATAGCCGAAATAAATAAAGAGTTACAAGAATCTATTGCGGAAGTACAAGCCGATTTAGTAAAAGCGTTAGCCGAAGTAGATAAGAACTTAACTAAAGCGTTAGCAAAAGCGCACGAAGATATGGTAGACGCGCAGGAAAAAGCGCGTAAGAAACTAGCCGAATCTCTTGCCGCAATAGAAAAAGAGTTTAATGAAAAGTTAGGTAATATTAAAAACGCTATTGCTTCTACTATGGCGGCAATAGCCTCACTTCAAACGTCAATGGCTTTAGCGCAAAGTAAAACAAGCGTTACTACATTGCCTTATACAGGTGGCGGTAGTATTACTACTCTTCCATATACAGGTGGAGCCAAGACCGTTCCTGCTTCTTTTAGTCCAGCAAGTTTTAGAGCCGCAGAAGAAAAATCTATGGCTACTTATAATATTACGCAAAACTTTACGGCTACAAAAGTAGACGCGTATGACGTACACGAAAAAACTATTATGGCTATGAAGTTAGGTTCTCCTGTAACAGTACCCGTATCTAAGCCACCTTCTACTTCTAATCTTACGCAACGTACAGGCGGTTCTAGGACGTTAATGCTATGACTATAACTTTAACTACTTCATATTCGTTTTCTTTTAATGGTCTTACTTTCGGCGGAGAAGGCTCGCCTTACCAAATCCTAAGCGTTACAGGACTAGAAGGTATTCCGTCCCTACGTACGCAAGATGATAATCGCGGTTACGCAGACGGTATGTTTTCAGGTCGCGATTTTTACGCAGGACGAAGTATTAGTATTACATTTAACGTTTTTGGTGACGGTACTAACTCCGCACAAACAAACTTTAATACTATTCAGCGTTATCTTCTTCCGCAGACTAGCGGTACTACGCCTTTATATTTTCTTCTTCCGCCAAACGATACGCAATATATAAATGCGCGCGTACGCCTATTTACAACCGTTGTAGACCCTAACTATACGTACGGATATATCACGGCTCAGGTCGAGTTCTTCTGCCCTAATCCTGCTTACTTTAGTAATAACGAGCAGACCGCTTTACTTGCGTATACACCGCCTACAGGACGTATTTATAACCGTACATATAACTTGACTTATGGTGGTGGTTCGGTTCAGATTACAACAACGATTACTAATAACGGTTGGGCAAATGCCTATCCGACTATAACGCTTAATGGTCCGATTACTGACCCTGTTTTAGGAAACCAAACACAAGGCTATGCTCTAAACTTTACGGGGACATACGCCGATACTGACCTACTTGTAGTTGATTTATACAATAAACTGATTACCCTTAATGGACAACCTGCTCGTAATCTTCTTATTTCGGGTGAGTGGTTTTGGGCGCAACCTGGCAATAATGAGTTCTACTTGACGGGTGATGCAGGAAGTACGCTTGTAAATGTTACGAGTGCTACGGTAACGTGGAACTCTGCTTACGTATAGGAGATTAAATGACACTACGTACTCCGCCTTCGTGGTTACAAAACGGTTCTCACCCTGCTGAAAATGACCGACTTACAACGCAAGCACTTTGGGCTACAACAGGAATTATTAACTCTACTTCGCTAGAAGTAACACCTAACTCTCCTGTAGGTATGAGCGTTCGCGTAGCAAGTGGTTGGGCGGCAATAGTAGGAACTACGCAAAGTAATATGGGTACATATGTTGCTTATAATGACGCACAAGTAACTGTAGCAATTACTACCGCAGACCCAACTAATCCGCGTATTGACCGACTTGTTATGACGGTTAATGATTCTTATTACTCAGGTTCTTCTAATAACGTAGTTTTCCAAGTAGTCGCAGGAACGCCAGCAGGTTCTCCCGTAGCACCAGCAACACCAGATAACTCTATCTCTCTCGCTACTATCGCAGTTGCCGCAGGTGCGTTATCTATTACTAGCGGAAATATTACGGATACTCGCGTTTTAGTTACTACTAATATTCCTGAAAGCGGAGATATTTCAAGCGTTACCGCAGGTAACGGATTAAGCGGTGGCGGTTCTTCTGGTGCGGTTACTCTTTCTATAAATACCGCTATTACCGCCGATTTAAGTACTGCGCAAACTTTAACTAATAAAACTTTAACAAGCCCAACTATTAACGGCGCGACTATTGCTACTTCTACTTTAACTTCGCCTAAAGTAAATCTAGGTATTAACGCACAAACAGGAACTACGTACACAACGGTTCTTGATGATAATGGAAAACTTATAACGCTAACAAATGCTTCTGCTATTGCGGTAACTATTCCGCTTAACTCTAGCGTTGCTTATCCCGTAGGCGCACAACTTAACTTCGCGCAACTAGGCGCAGGACAAGTAACCGTTTCTGGCGCAGGTGGCGTAACGATAGTTTCTACAGGCGCGACCGCTTCCGCACCTAAGGCTCGCGCGCAATACTCGACACTAACGGCGGTACAAACGTCTACCGATAACTGGCTAGTAATGGGTGATATTTCGTGAGCCGTTTAGCCTTAACGCCTACAAACGTACCGTCAAGCGCGTCTGATATATCTACACCTACGCTTCGCGCTGGCGATTTATATTTTAATACTTCACAAGGCTTAAAAGTTTATGACGGAACGGCGTGGCAACTCGTTTCGACAACTACCGTTTTAACCGAAATAGACGGTGGCGCATACGATAGCATTGCGCCGTATCAAGGCGGTTATAGTCCTGATATTGCTTCGACACAGACAGTTAATGGGGGTACTCCATAATGGCAGTAGTAACGCAAATACAAGTACGGCGCGGAACTGCCGCACAATGGACTTCTACAAATCCAACTCTTGCCGCAGGTGAATGGGGATACGAAACCGATACAGGTAAAGTAAAAATCGGTAATGGCTCTACGGCGTGGACTTCGCTTGGTTATACAGGCGCAGGAACAGTAACTAGCATAGTTGCTAGTACGGGTTTAACAGGCGGAACTATTACAAGTACGGGAACTATAGCGATAGATACCGCCGTAACTGCTGACTTAACTACCGCGCAAACTCTTACTAATAAAACACTTACCGCGCCTATTATTAACCTTGCTCTTAACGCGCAAACAGGAACTACTTATACTTTTGTATTAGCCGATAATGGAAAGTTAGTAACCGCTTCTAATGCTTCCGCGCAAACTTATTCTATTCCTACAAACGCTTCTGTTGCTTATCCTATCGGTACGCAAATAAATATTATTCAAATCGGCGCAGGACAAGTAACTATTCAAGCCGTAAGTAGCGGTACTACAACGGTATCAAGTACAGGTGCTACGGCTACTGCGCCAAAACTTCGCGCACAATATTCTTCCGCAACTTTGATTAAAGCCTCAACTGACCTTTGGTATGTAGTGGGAGATATTTCCTAATGCCTATTCTTGGAACTATTGCTTCTTCATATTTACAAACGACAACTTCGTATTTTTCGCTTGCGTCAGAAACTCTAGGCTCATCAAAAAATACGATTACCTTCAACAATATTTCATCTGACTATACTCATCTACAACTTCGTATTGCTTGTTTATATTCGGCAGGAGATTTTCAATTTCGTATAAATAACGACACAGGTAGTAACTATCGCTACCATTTTTCATACGCAACAGGAACAAGTCGCGTATCTGCCAATAGTGGTAGCGGTCAAACAAATGTTGCTTATGGTGGATATACAACAGGTTCTACTTATCCACAAACTCTTATTATAGATTTTTTAGATTACCGAAGCACTAATAAAAATAAAGTAATGCGTGTTCATAATGGAACAAATAACGGAAACTACATTATGGATATATCTAATTGGTGGGTAAATAGTTCTGCCATAACTCGAATAGATTTATTTCCGCAAGCAGGTCAAGGGGATTTCCTTACAGGTTCTTCTTTTGCGCTTTATGGAATAAAGGGGTGATGTATGCCAGCGGCAACATATAAAGTCATAGAAACTCAAACACTACCGAGTACGACAGGTAGCGTGACTTTTAATAATATTCCACAAACATATACAGATTTAGTGATGGTAATCGCTGGAACTTCTAGTAGTCACATGGATATGGCGTGGCGAGCCAATAACGATACAGGTAATAACTATTTTGGTCAGCGTTGGCAAGCAACAACAAGTAGTCAAAGTTCTGATTCTAGTAGTAATGCTAATCAAGCAAACGCTTCCACTTTTGGTACTAGTCAAAGTATGTGTATCTTTCAATACATGAGTTACTCGTCTACGACTTTGCGTAAAACCTGTATTCAATGGAATAGCAACTACTCTCAGGACATCATCACGCTAGGCACTTGTTCTTGGAATAATACTGCCGCTATAACGCGACTAGATTTTAATACACCTGGCGGTCAAAGTGGTCAATATGTTGCTGGCACACGCTTTACTCTCTATGGAATAAAGGCGGAGTGATGACATACAAACTAATAGAAACTCTCACTGTTCCTGCTACTCCACAAAGCGGAATAGACTTTCAGAATATCCCTGCTACCTATACTGATTTACTCATTCTTGCGTCTTTGCGTAATAACGATTCAAATCAGGCGGGAAATGTTTTAGTAGAACTTAATGGCAGTACATCTAGTTTTAGCAATATTTTCTGGCAGGGTAATGGTGTTAATCTCTCACAAAGTAGTGTATCCGCCATGGTAGGAGATATGAATACCGCTTTTGACCCAAGTGGAGTTTTTAACAACATTTTGATTTACTTTGGAAATTACGCTTCAAGTAATAGTAAAAACTTCTTTGCTAAAGCGGTTCAAGAAATGGCAGGAGTGAACGCGTTTATGCAGAATGACGCAAACTTATGGTCAAATAGTGCGGCTATAAATAGAATCACCCTGCGTAATAGAAACGCTGGAATCAACTTTGTTCAATACTCTTCCGCAAGTCTTTACGGAATACGAAACTCCTGAAAGGAAAAACTATGGCTAGACCGACACGACTCGTAGTGGATTGCTCCACAGGAGTGAGAACTATTGAGGAATACACCGATGAAGAAATGGCGCAGTTTGAAGCAGATGCCGCTAGATATGCCGAAGAACAAGCAAAACGACAAGCAGAGATAGAAGCCAAAGCGGAAGCCAAAGCATCTGCTCTTGCTAAACTTGAAGCACTTGGTTTGACCGAAGAAGAAGCCAACGCGCTTATTTCTTAATCTAGGAAGGTCGGCAGATGACTACTACCTATCGGTATTTATTTGCCGACTTACTGACTAACGAAATAGTTGCGGAAATACCTTTAACGGGAGTTTCTTTTAACCAACAGTTAAATACCGCAGGAACGTTTCAAGGTCATATTCTTCTATCGGGTATAAATACATACGGCTATAACATTGACGCCGCAACTCTTCCTGCGCGTAACGCTATTTATGTGGACCGCAATAACGAACTTGTATGGGGTGGCGTTATATGGCAACGTACTTATAACTCCGATAGCCAAGCCTTATCTATTACCGCGCGCGAGTTCGAGAGTTATTTTGAGAAACGCCTTATTACTACTACCGAAGCATTTACTAATACAGACCAACTAGAAATCGTTAGAACGCTCGTAGATAACGCGCAAGCCGAACTATATGGCGATATAGGCGTTATTACGGGAAGTGAAACGTCAGGCGTACTTATTGACCGTACTTATTACGATTATGAGTTTAAGCAAGTCTGGCAAGCGATGAAAGATTTATCCGACCAAGATGACGGTTTTGATTTTAATATTAAAGTTGAATACGACAATATAACTAACGAGCCTACTAAAACGTTAGTACTTGGTTATCCGCGTACAGGGCATATAGATACGGGCGTAGGCGATTTAGATACAAACGTATTCTTATTTCCTGCTGGAAATATTACGGCTTATGAATATCCTGAAGACGGTTCTATAACTACTAATAGTCTTTACGTTACAGGCGCAGGTTCTAACGAAGGAAAGTTATTAGTAAACGCGCTTGCTAACGATTCTTTTACAGACGGCTTTCCGCTTCTACAAACTACTATTTCCTATTCCGATATTACTGACGTTAATGTTTTAACCGAACTTGCTACAGGACGCGTATTAGCGTTAAGCGAACCACCACCAATTATTAAAATAGTAGTTCCTGCTTTTATCGAACCTGAATACGGTTCTTACGCTATCGGTGATGACGTTCGCCTTATGGTTACAGATGAGCGTTTTCCCGAAGGATTAGATGAGATTTACCGTATTGTAGGACTTAACGTTGAACCTGGTGAAGACGGACCAGAACGCGTAACGATTACTTTAACGATTACTACTAACTAGGAACGGCTATGGCATATATAAATCAACCGCCTGACTTACGCGTAATGATGAACGATATTTACCAGCGTCTAAATAAGTTAGAAACTGCGCAAAGATTTACCGCGCCTAACGTAGATTTTGATACGAATACTCCTACAAATCCGCGTATAGGCGATATTTTTTATGATACTTACGCCGAACTTCTAAAGTACTGGGACGGTACACAATGGGTAGAAATAGCGGATAACTTAAACTCTACAACTATAAATACTTTTAATACAACAATACAAAGTACTAATAATAATATGGTTTATACGGGTACGCCTTGCGATATAGAAATACAACGTATCGGCAAAATGATTACGGCTAACGCGACTATTACGTGTACGAATATCTCGAACTTTGGTACGGGACAAATATTTATAGATATGCCTGTAGGAATCCCTACGCGTTCGCACGATTTAGCCGCAGGTGGTTATCTCGTAGACGGCGGTACTACGTATACAATTTTCGGCACGTTAGGCGCAAGCGCAAATAAAATGTATCTCTGGCACCCGACTTCTAACGGCGGTTCAGATATTCTCGACTATAACTCACCTGCCGTATTAGACACGTCAAGCGTTATTAACATAACGGGTGTCGCTCTGTTAGCATAATGCTATGACAGTTACAGAATGGACAGGGTTAGCAGTTAGCGTTACAACCCTTATGAGCGCGCTCGCCGTTGGCGTTCGCTTTTTAGTTAAGCATTATTTATCCGAACTAAAGCCTAACGGTGGTTCTAGTATGAAAGATAAACTCGGACAGATAGACGAAAAAGTAAATAAGTTGGAAGGAAGAATAGATGAAATCTACCAGTTCCTTATTAAACGCTGATTTAATCTTAACTATCGCAAAAGAAGAACTACAGTACGAAGAAGGTACGAATAACGATACTAAGTATGGTAAGTGGTACGGGCTTAACTTTAATCCGTGGTGCGCTATGTTCGTATCGTGGGTATTTAATAAAGCAGGAGAAATAAAGCGCGTACAAGCGTCAGGCGCAAAAGGATTCGCTTCTTGTGACGCAGGATTAAAGTTTTTTACTCGTAAGAAAAAGTTAGTTCCTATCGGTCAAGCGCAAGTAGGCGATATAGCCTTCTTTCAGTTCGATACTGACGCCGAACCAGACCACGTAGGAATCGTCATAAAAAATACGGGTAAAGCGTTAGTGTGTATTGAAGGTAATACTTCACCAAATAAAAAAGGCTCACAAAGTAACGGCGGTGGCGTGTATAAAAAGAAACGTCCGTATTCGCTCGTTATTGCGGTAGCCCGACCATAGGAGAAATATGAAAGCCCTAACAAAATCACAGAAGGCAGTACTAAAGTCAGCACTTCGCCACTTTATTCTCGTAGCGTTACCTGTATGGGAAGTTAGCAACGGCGATACAAAAGCCTTTATCTACGGACTTCTTGCCGCAGTAATCGGTCCAGCGATTCGCGGTATTGACAAAAATGACCCTGTATTCGGTAATGTTGCCGACTGGGTAGAAAAGGATTTGCGAAAAAAAGCAAAGCCTAAGAAACCTAAATAAAACTACATATCGGAGTAGCCCGAAGAACTAAGGGGAAGAGTTCTTCGGGCTATTTATTTTTCGGCGTGTTTATACTCTTTAGTAAATCTTTCCGTGTACTCTTCTCGTATGTCTTTAGAGAAATCTATAGAAGAGTTCCGCTATAAAGGTACTCTTGGTGTATGTCCGTTTGCTAAGTTGATTTCTACTCTTAATGCGGCAGATAAAAAAGCATTACTAAGCGCACTAGAAAAACGAATACCTGACGTAACACTTGCTTCGGCTCTACGTAAAGAAGGTTACAAAATAGCCGAAATAAGTATTTCCCAACACAGAAAAGGTTTATGCAGATGCGAGAACAAGAGTTAAGGGCAATACTCGAACAACGCCAAATGAATCACGGCGATTTCTATAGTAACTTTATTACTATCGGAAAAATCTGGGGTGCGCTTTTAGGTATAGAACCTATCGAACCTTATAAAGTCGGTTTAATGATGGACGCGTTTAAGACCGTACGAGCCTTTAGAAATCCTGAACACGAAGATAACTGGCTAGATAAGTTCGGTTACACCGAACACGCGCGAAGTTCTGCGTTTTACGATAGGACTAAAAAGAAGTGAGTTTAGAGAAGCGAATATCTGAAATCCCCGAAGAAGTCGCTTCTGAGGATTTAGACGAACTACGGCGCGCGTTAATCAGAACGCAGAAACAACTTAAAGACGCGAAGCAACGTACGGAAGAGTTAGTAGCGGCAACACGGCAAGGCGCGTATGACGCTATGTTGGCTATGGGACCAATACAACCCGTACGAGATGTTGTACAAGATAAGAGTAAGAAAAAAGCGGAGATAGCCCTATGGCACTTAACCGACTGGCAAGGCTCGAAGAAAACTACAACTTATAACTCGAAGGTTATGCGCGAACGCGTATTTAACTTTATAGAGCGCGCTCGCCGTATTACGGATATACAAAGAAAAGACCACCCCGTAAAAGAGTGCGTAATCCTTTTTGGCGGAGATATGGTTGAAGGTTTATTTAACTATCCTGCGCAGTTACACGAAGTAGATTCGACTTTATTCGAGCAGTACGTAACCGTTAGCCGTCTAATCGTAGACGCGGTAAGAGAAGCCCTAACTATTTACGAAAAAGTTCTAGTAGTAGCCGAATGGGGAAATCACGGACGTATCGGTAGTAAGCGCGCAGACGTACCGCGTAACGACAATATTGACCGTATGTGTTACGAGTTAGCGCGACAGTTATTAGCAGACGAAAAACGAATAGTTTGGCAAGACTGCCCTGATGATGTTCAGAGAGTAGAAATCGGAAACTATCGCGCGCTACTTATTCACGGTGACGAAGTAGGAAGAAACGGTTTCGCTAGTCCTAACGCAATAGTTCAACACGTAAACCGTTGGCGTAGCGGTGCTTATCCTTGGGCATTTCGTGATGTGTATATCGGTCACTACCACACACACGCTTGCTGGCCTATGGCTAACGGAGAAGGTTCGGTTTACCAGACTGGTAGTACAGAAAGCGATAATCGCTATGCGAGAGATTTACTTGCGGCAAGTGCTACGCCGTCACAAAGACTTCACTTTATTGACCCCGTGAAGGGAAGAGTTACTGCTGAATATAAGGTTTGGCTTGATTAAGAAACTCTGACGTATCTACCGAATCGTCAATACTAGGAGAATGTTCAATAGAGCATTTACCGCAGTTTAGGCACATTACTCTTCGTCATCATAGTCATCACCGTAGTCGCTAGTAATCAAACGCATATCGGTAATATCAATGTTATTCGCTTTAGCGGTACTAATCGCTTCCTTGAAAGTTG